TCCTACTGGATCAACAGGTCTTATCGGTCCTACAGGACTTCAAGGTGCTACTGGACCTACAGGATCAACTGGACTTACCGGTCCTACAGGACTTCAAGGTGCTACTGGACCTACAGGATCAACCGGACTTCAAGGAGATTCATTTGGAATTTATTATTTAGGAAATTACAATCCAGAATCTGGGTATGTAATAAACATCGCAGTTGTAAGAGGTTCGGACGGTCAATTATATCTTGCTAAAGCAAGTGGAGCGCTCGGTGATCCCATCAATTATCAAACAAACGGTCAATGGGAAATTTGGATCCCAAAAGGAGCCGATGGTTCCACCGGGCCTCAAGGTTCCACAGGTCTTACCGGTCCTCAAGGAGCAACTGGTGCCGCAGCACTTTGGAATTTTAGAGGTGCATGGGTAAATGGTCTTGACTATTTTGGTGGAGATCTTGTTACATTTGATGGTTCTCTTTATTATACAGCGACTGGTGTATATTCATCATATTACCCAGGGTATCCAGGTGTTGATTGGGTTCTTGCCGCATCAAAAGGCGATGTTGGATTAACTGGACCTACTGGACCTACTGGACCTACTGGCCTAACTGGACCAACTGGATTGACTGGACCTACAGGATTGACTGGACCTACAGGATTGACTGGTCCTACAGTATTGACTGGACCAACTGGCCTAACTGGTCCAACTGGCCTAACTGGTCCTACAGGATTGACTGGTCCTACAGGATTGACTGGACCAACTGGCCTAACTGGTCCAACTGGTCCTACAGGATTGACTGGTCCTACAGGATTGACTGGTCCTACAGGATTGACTGGACCAACCGGTCCTACTGGAGCTACCGGGCTTGGCGCAACAGGTGTTACTGGTCCTACTGGTATTCAAGGTGCAACTGGTCCTCAAGGAGCAACTGGTGTATATACTGACCATACACATCCACAATATGTTCTTTTGGATGGACCGACTGGAGGTCAAACTATAACGCACGATGTTACTGTTACAGGTAATGTTAAGCCAAACGCTATTATACTAAATGATGCGCCGACTGTTGGATCATATGATGAAGGTAAAATTTATTATGATAGTGTTGAACGAACTGCGGCAATTGAAGTTGGTGACAACATAACACTAGGACTAGCAAGAGATCTTACAGCTCGCGTTTATAACAACACTGGTGCGACTCTTGCGGCTGGCTCTGCTGTTAAAATATCTACAACTGCAGGTGGTCGTATTGATGCTGCTTTAGCACTCGCATCAGGCATTCCAAGTTTAGCATTTGCCTCAGTTGGAGGTGTCGTAACAGTAACTTATAACAATCACGGTTACCCAAATAATACTGTTGTAAGAGTAGGTAATACATCAAACTCAACAGCATTAAGAAATGGATTTTACGCAATATCAAATGTTACGGCCAATACGTTTGATATTACATATGGTAGTGGCACCGCGTCCGGGACATGTACTGTATCATTTCCCAATCAAGTTGCCGGGATCGTAATAAAGCCAATATTGGCTGGTGAATATGGTCTGATTCAAAGCGCTGGACTCGTCAAAAATATCAATACCTCGTCTCTTAATGTTGGAGATATCATATATCTTTCTGGCACGACGCCCGGCGCATATGTAAGTGGTACAACCAGTTTGGATTATGCATCTCGTAGTAATAAGATAGGTTATGTCGTTGCTAAAGATGCATCAGTTGGACAAATCTATGTTAACATTGAAAATGAAAATGTTAATCAGTCGCTAACTGCAATTGAACGTAATATCTTAGAAGGAAATACTCTTTCCACTGGTGTTTATGAATTTAATGGTATTACGGCAAATGGCGCAGATCCAACTCATAAGGTTGACATTCCACCGATCAAAGGATGGATTATTAATAATACCGGGACTTACTTTTCAACATCACCTGCAGTAACAAATGTCATATATGCAGGCGCTACAAATGTTACTGTACAATATTTAAATACTGCCGATTCTTCATACTTTCTATTAGATTCATCAAGCAATCTATATCAACAAAATACATATCCGACGCCGCAGGAAAGACGCGATAACATTTACCTTGGTAAAGTAGCTCACCCTAACCGCAGTACAATTACTGCAATTAACAATACTGTGGATTATGATACATCTCCAATGTCTGCGCTGCGAGATATGTTTGCGCCGATACCACTTATTAATGACGGTGTTATATGTTATCCAGATGGTGCCAATTTAAGTTTTAATACCACAACTGGTTCGGTATATGGTATGGGTATTAACTGGGCGCTCAATCAAAAAAGTCCTAACAAAGTTATTATAGCAGCCAAACTTCCAGCGTCATTTTATTACCGTACTCAATTAGGCGGTACATCCGGGATTGTATCGCTTGTTGATCCAACACGTTATGACGTTGGTGGCACGATTACAACAATACCAGGTGGTGGTAATACATCAACCAATCAGCGAGTATACTTGTATGCAACCGGTATACTTAATATACAGTACGGGCAGCAAACTTATAGTAGCTTAGCCAATGCGGTTGCAGCTCAGCATGAAGAGACTTTTGTTAAATCACCGAATGCCGTTGGATCTGCTGTATTGATTGGTATCATTGCTGTTCGCAAAGGCGCTAGCAATTTAGGACTTGCCAACGATGCAAAATTTACACCGGTTAGTATCTTTGGTGAAGCTACTGGTGGAACAAGTGGAATTTCCACGACGAGTTTACAGCAGGCATATAATAATTCGGTTTCTCCTGAAATTATAACTGACTCTACGCTCGGTGCATTATCGGTCAAACGTGGAAGCGCTGCTGACACCGACAATGTATTTGAAATTTTAAATGGTGCTGACGGTGTTACTGCATCGGTCAGCGGCGCCGGTGTTGTGACTGCATCAGCAATTAGCGTAAGTGGAAATTCATCTTATGGCGCGTCTTCGACATTTACATATAACGCCGCGGCTGTTACATCACAAAGAAATGCTTTAGGTCTTGGTACTAGCGACAGCCCAACATTTGCAAGTGTATCTGCATCCAACTTGATTTATAGAGGAGGTAATACTAATGCTGCAGCATTAACAATTGGAACTAATGACGCTTATGATCTAAATTTTAAGACTAATAATCTTAGAAGGATGGTCTTAACTAGTGCTGGTAATTTATCTACTACGCAACCATCTTATTTCTTTAATGGATCAATTGCATCACCCGGTATAGCGTTTTCAAATTTTAATAAAACTGGTTTTTCTAGCGGATCACAATTTGACATAAGTGTTTCATTAAATGGAACAGAATATTATAAATTTAATGGAAGCGAGTTCCGAAATCGTTCCGAAGGTTCAATATCATGGAATACAACAGGCAATGGCTTTTCAGGTTTAGTAGATTTGTCTCTTTGGAAAGATGCCCCGAATACATTAGGACAGCGTAACAGTTTAAATCCACAAGAATTTAGACTCTACAACACATACACTTCCGCAACATCAGCAGAACGTGCTACATTTAAGTTTGTTAATAATGATTTTGTAATTGGTGCAGAGACATTACCCTTGTCAGGTCCACAACGAAGCATGTTGTTTCAAACAGCAAGTGCTACAAGGATGACAATTCTTAGTAATGGTAATGTTGGTATTGGAACAACTGCGCCAACTGAAAAATTAGATGTTGTCGGAAATATAAATGGAAGCGGTAATCTTATCATAGCAGGTAATCTTACTGCTGGTTCGTCAGCACAAATAATTTTCAATACTGCATCAAAAATTCGTTCAACTGCTGACGGACGTATACAGTTGGGAAATTTTACTAATACAGACTTTGATCGGTTACAATTTGGTGGAACTTCTTCGTCATTTCCTGCAATCAAAAGAAGCACAACATCATTAGAAATCAAACTAGCTGATGATTCTGCTTATGCAAACTTAAACGTTGGTACGTTTTCTGTTACCGGTGCAAGCGCTGCATCAACTGCAGCTAACTTGCTTTCCGGTTCAATTTTCACGGGCGGTACCGGAACAACTAACTTTCCGCATTTTCTCATACAACCGACAGCGGCAACAGCTGCGACCAACTGGAGCGTTTCTGGAACCATCATTGGAATAAATGCGGCAAGTGGTTTCGGGGGAAATCTCTTTGATTTGAAAGTAAATGGCGCAAATTCCTCGGCATTTAAGGTTTCTTCCGGTGGATCTACAACTCTTGGAAACATTACGACGGTTGGTCCAATGACTTCTGGCGGAACTCTTGTTACCACTCCCGGTGCTCAAAATGGCGCAGGAGCATTATCGGTGTCTGTATCCGCGATTGCTTTGACCACAACCGAAGTTGCTAATGCGCTTACATTAGCAAATGGTACAAATGGCCAGCTACTCACAATATGTCACGTTTCGCGTGGAGGAGGAACTGGAACTGCGGTACTGACTCCGACGACGACTAATGGATATACAACTATCACTTTCACCGCTACTGGCGATAGCGTAACACTTCAGTACCATACTACTGGCGGATGGCATATCGTTGGATCTCGTGGTGTTAATATTGCCTAATTAAATACAACTATGGAAAATCCCGACTCTACAAAATTTATCTTTATCATTGATCACAAAGCTGCTTTGGTGGACCAGCAAGCTGCATTTGATGAAATCACTAATAGTCAAACCAAATTGATTGCTGAAAAGGACGCAATCATTGCTGAAAAGGACGCGATCATTGCAGCTCGTGATGCTCGGATTGCTTCTGCGTTGGTTGCTAAAGATCAACTACTTGCCGCCGCACAGGATCCTAATATCGACCTTAACCAGCTTGCTGGATCAATCATTGCTGAGGCAGAGCGAACTGAAACTGAAAAGCGAAAAGACGCGCTTGCTGCGGAAATTGCTGCAAAACAAGCTGAACTGAATGCGCTAGTGCATTTGTAAATCTATCATAAAATAATGGATATATACTATATGAATGAACGCATTTATATTAAAGAAGAACTCAAGGAAACTTTTCGTGTCCTTGGATGTGGCTTAGTGGATTACATTGATGTCTATCGAGTACATAATGATAAACATTTTTTTACGGCTGGGTCTGGTAAATTCCATATGACTAAAGCAGAATTGTCAGAACATCGACTAGCCTAAACATTCACCATGAAAATAGCAATCGCTATACGTGGGCATATTCGTGATGGTTTAACTGATGCTGGATTGCGTAACTTTTTAGTTAAACTAAAAAAGTATCGTGACATAGAATTTGACATATATTGTCATACCTGGAAAGAAACTGAAGCAAAGAGTTCATACCGTAAATTGGACGGTGCTTCTGATTTAAAAGTTACATCTGCATTGGTATCTCATTATTTTGGTAAAGAGTTGCAGCCGTGTATACAAAACATCATTGTATCAGACGACTCTAAAATAAAAATAATAGGCCAGACTGAAGGTACAATTGCGCTGACTCCTATGCCAATCTTAGCATGGAAGCGGATGTGGCACGGTAAAGTTGAACTAATGAAAACCATCGCAGACAGTCAGATCGCATATGATTCGCTACTGTGTACACGATTTGATATGTTTACAACTCCAATATGTCAAACTGATCAACACATGTTGTTTCGTATAATTCGGTCTAGGAACCGAATCAACTTTAAATATCCGACCTATACACGTGGTGCTGTGGGAGTGGATAATTTTTATTGCGGCGATCCTAACAGTATGATTACCCTCATCACGGATTTCTATAACAACCTTGATGAAATATGTCAAAGATTTCCCCATGTAAAAATTCACGAACAGCTGTTATATGAATATGCAAAATCAATCGGATATGTCTAAAAACAAAACTGCTACGGTAGTCGGTTGCGGTTTAAGTGGTATAACTGCAGCTGTCTTATTAGCGCGTAAAGGATACATTGTTGACATCTATGATACACGCTCTCATATCGGCGGAAACTGCTATGATTCGGCCATACACAATGTAAAGTATGTTCATCAGTATGGACCACATATGTTTCATACTGACGATGACGAAGTTTATGAATTCCTTAGTGCATACACAACCTGGGTACCGTTTAGGTTGCAACCACAAGGATCTACGCGGTTAGGACAAATAAGTTTGCCTTATAGCAAAAAGACCATAAGTGAATTGGGTCGAGAATTGACTCAAGAAGAAATTGTCCAATACCTCTTTCGGGAATATTCCGAAAAGCAATGGGGAGTGCCATTTGAAACCATTCCGTCGACCATTACCAACCGTATACCAAAGACAGCGGACTGCGAAGATCCGACATGGTTTGAAGGACAAAAGTATCAATGTATACCATCGCAAGGTTATACAACTATGTTTGAGCGTATGCTGGACACCGAAGATATACGTGTGCATCTTAATTGTGGACCAGATGACTGGCGAGACAAGTCCTCTGACTTAATCATATATACTGGCAAGGTTGATGCATACTTTGATTATAGGTATGGTCGTCTTCCTTATCGTTCACTTGAATTCCATCATGAAGTTGGCGTGGATGTTCAGGACAACTTTATTGTAAATCAAAACACCTGCGATTCACCGTATACACGTGTATATGACCATTCATATTTTGATGAGAATCATGTTGGTCAGACAGTGGTTACTAAAGAACTCCCAAAAGAATGTGGACCAAACGACATTCCATATTATCCTATTCCTTGGGGAGAAGGGCAGAAGTTATATCTACAATATGAAGAACTTGCAAAGAAACAAACCGACGTTATATTTACCGGTCGCCTTGCAACCTATAAGTATCTTGACATGTGGATGGCAATCAAACACGTAATGATTAAACTCAGAAACATTGAATAATGTCACACGGTGATAAAGTTGCATTTCTGGCTTTAACATACGGTACCTTTGAAAAATATGAACTGATGCGTCGGTTCTTTAACGGCGCTGACTCTGGTTTGTATAACCTTTACATACACAATAAAGAAGATCTTCGTGATGAATATTTTGCAAAGTATCGAATAAAGGACAAGATACAAGATACACAATGGGGACATCATTCACTCGTCGATGCCACACTGCTCCTGTTAAAAGAAGCGCTAGCAGATCCGTGCAATACACGATTTGTATTGATAAGCGATTCTCATCTTCCGCTGCATAGTATGAAAACGACTTGTCGTATTTTACAGGAACATCATGGACTATATTTTTCAGTATTGGATCAGCAGATGGCGTCTCATCGCTTTTATAAAATGTTTGTTATGCCACAAGGATCGCCAGTGCACATTCCCATATCATCTAAGTGTGCTGAATTTGTTTCGCAGTGGTTTGTTTGCGATCGGCTTGCAGCTGAATCATTTCTTGAAGCAGACCGCGAATACGGACATCTTTTTGATCGAAGCAGGATAACATATGCAGACGAAAGTTGGTTTGCAGTTATGGCCAATCATCTTAAGATACCTTATACTGATTGCTCATTTTGTTATTGGAATTGGAAATTAGCCAGTGAAAAAATCATGACGGACAAAGGATGTAAAATGTATCCACATACATTTGCGGAAGTTACACGTGAATTTATTGACAGCCAACGCGATGACGGTAAACTGTTCATTCGCAAAGTACATGCGGATACACTTGTGCCATCCGACTATTTACTTTCAGTATAATATAAATAGCGCTATGGAACCAGAGAAATCAATGCTAAAAGAGTTTATTAACGGAGGATGGTTAATACCTCTTATTGGTGCCGCTGCAATGATAGCGCGACTACTGTCAACGCGGAGCAACGGTACGATCTTTGAGCACATCAAAAAGATACTTACGGCTGCAATTGCAAGCGGCATTGCATGGTTTGTTTTGGAACAAACCGATATAAATAGTTTATACAAAGCAATCACATACGGCATCATTGGTGTTATATCTCCTGAGGTAATTAATGGAATTGTAAAAATCGGTGTTCGATTTTCAAATAATCCGTATTCGATTTTCAATAACAAAAAAGACAAATAATTTTATGTCAGTCCAAATCACTTCATTCGACACGCCCATGACAGTTGGCAGTGAAACATATATCTTTCCTCGCGTCAGTCCAGGTCGTTCTCGCATCTTAGAGTTGCATGGCACCTTTGGTGGAGCTACAGCAAAAATAGGATATCTTTCTCCATCCGGCACTGTGATATTTTACAAAGTAACTACAGGAGGCATTGATGTGTCAACAACAGTGGAAGATTCATGGGTAGTTGATACACCGCATACTGGCAAATTTGCAATTCAATTGATTGGTGGAACTAACCCGAACTTAAAGATTTCGTTGACTGGAAGAGTATGATTGCAAATTCATTGAATGCAATAGGATTGGTTTCGTCTAGTGGTGGAAATGCTATAATTCAAAATCCAATCATTGACATTCAAATGCCGTCAGAACGCAATGCGCTCGTTGGATTACTTCCTGGTCAGATCGTCCGAACAAAAGGAGTGATTCTTGTCAGTGGAGCAGGAACGGCGGAAGCGAATGGGATCTATACAGAGCGGGGCGAGGCGAATGGTAAGCCGTTCTATAACAAGCTGGGAAGCTTGACCACTAATCCGGCTGATGATCCATCATCTTGCATCTTTTTTGGATTTGGTCAGTGGGCTATTGCTGGCCAACATGGTGATGTGTTTTACTCAGTAGATTCGGAATCGCCGGATGGCACAATGTGGACATTTTCTCAAGGAGCACTTCCGGCTCCAACAGTCACAAAATCTCAACTCCTCGAACGCTACAAAGCGCCTGATGAAACAATTGTTGCGGTGTTTATGAGCGGAGGGACACAGGGTATGATATGTGTTGTAAAGACTGACGAAAGCGGAAAGCCGGGTTTTGAATTGCTTGGTGAATATGCCGGTCCAACGACAAACGTGGACATGGCAGGTTTTCATTGGGTTGATTTGGGAACAGGTTTGCGTTGGAATTATCAAGATGGTGCTGGGAACGGCTTATCTAGCACGATTTACTACTCCCTCTCTGACGTAGCTCGTCCAGACCTTGCAACCGACTGGAGGAATGCCAGCGATGATTCTCCTGCCAGCATCACCGTAACTCCCATTACTCGTGGTGAACTGGAAGCGGGTGTTACTGTGAGTGGGGCAGGGACAAGCGAGGTAAATACCTCTTGGTTAGTAAACGGAAATTCGCAACACCGAAATAAATACTCTAACCCAAACTTTGTGTCAGATTATCCGATTGTTGCCACTTCAATTAGTGGGAATTGGTCAATGATGGCTGAAACATTAGACGACGAAGTTTCACAAGGTACATTTTCAACATTTCCTTGGCAGGCAACATGGACAATTACAAATGGAACACCTCCCGCTCCTACCGTTACGCGTAATGATGTGGTCAATCCAAATAACTGGGAGCTTCTGTCTCAATAAAAACCATAAACTCGTAATCTAAATGGCAAAACCAAATTCAAGACAAACTCTAGCCGAATATTGCCTGAGAGCGCTGGGCGCTCCGGTAATTGAAATCAATATTGACGAGGATCAAATTGAAGATCGTATTGATGAGGCTATTCAATTTTATCAGGAATACCATGCTGATGCGGTGGTGCGCACTTTCATTAAACATCAGATTACCGCAGAAAATATAACAAACGCTGTCCTTACGCTGCCAGATGCAGTGTTGAGTGTTACACGTGTACTCAACCTAACAGGTGGCGGTGATTCTGCTGATATGTTTAGTGTTAAGTATCAGATGTTCTTAAATGACCTTTATGGTTTGCGCAATCCTAGTGCACTGGTCAATTACGAAATTACCAAGCAATATCTTGGGTTGATTGAAATGACGCTAACTGGTGCCTCACAACAAGTTACATATGCGCGTCATAAAAATGAACTAACCATTCAGGACGACTGGCAAAAATATATGCAGCCTGGAGGATGGATTATTATTGAATGTTATACTGCAGTTGATCCAGGTGCATATCCTGAAGTCTATAATGACATGGCACTCAAGAGATATACAACAGCGCTGCTTAAAAAGCAGTGGGGTTCGAACCTCATAAAATTTGAAGGAATGCAACTACCAGGTGGTGTTACCATCAATGGTCGTCAGATATATGAAGATGCCTTAGCAGACATTCAGAAGATGGAAGAAGAATGGGATAGTAAATATTCACTGCCCGTGGATTTCTGTGTTGGCTAACGGATAAATACCAGATATGGCGCGCAATGTCTATTTTTCTCATGGCACACGCAATGAGCAGCATCTTCTTGAGGATATCCTCATTGAGGCAATGAAAATTTACGGCCATGATGTATACTATATCCCGCGCAAGATTGTGCAGATGGATCGTATCCTCAATGAGGACTTTCTTTCTCAGTTTGACAAAGCATTTAAAATTGAAATGTATGTCGAAAGTGTCGATGGATTTGAAGGAGACGGTAAACTCGTTTCTAAATTCGGTCTTGAAATTCGAGATCAGGTTACGCTTGTGGTTTCTCGTCGTCGATGGAACGGTCTGATTGGACGATTTGGTTATACGGAAAATAGTGCACGTCCGCGTGAAGGTGATCTTATCTATTTTCCAATGACAAGTGGTCTGTTCGAGATTAAATGGGTAGAAGATAAGCTACCATTCTTCCAATTAAACAATGTACCTACTTTCAAATTAGTGTGTGAAGTTTATGAATATTCCAATGAAAATATCAATACGGGCGTACCTGAAGTTGATGGGGTACAAAATGCAGTTGCTCAACCTTGGAGAACATATGTCCAATTTGATAATGACGTCGTTCATAAGCTTGATGAATTGTGTATCATTCAATTACCAAGTGGTGTTACTGGCAGTGCTAAGTTCATTGGTGTAACACAATATGGCGATCTTACAGCGGCTAGCTTTGGTGCACTGCTGTTTGATGATGAACAATATCATACCATTACTGTTGGTACAACTTTTACTGGTCAGGAATCTGGCACGGTTTCAACGGCTACACAATTGATCGACCTACAAGATGGTAATGGTATAGCATTCACGAACGACTTTAGCGCACAAAATAGCACCTTTGAAATTCAGGGAAATTCGTTTATTGATTTTAGTGAAGGAAATCCTTTCGGTGAACCATTTGATTTTTAATATATGTTGGGTAATACATACTTTTATAACAAGAGTCTTAAAAAGATAGTTGCCGTATTTGGTACACTTTTTAACAACATCAGCATTGCCAAACTTATTAACGGTAAGATGCAAGGTATATCTCGCGTGCCGTTAACATATGCGCCACGCCAAAAATTCCTAGCGCGTCTTGCGTCATTTGATCCGAACAGTCCAATTGATGTAGCAGTTCGTCTGCCACGCATGAGTTTTGAAATTACCAGCATTGCATATGATACATCGTCAAAACTAAATCGTCTTAACAGCACCTTATATCCTATTGCAAACAACAGTGTAGAAAAGACTAGAGTATATCAAAGTACGCCATATACCATCGGGATACAGTTGAATATTTTAGCGCGACATCAAGACGATGCACTGCAGGTGCTTGAACAAATTCTTCCATATTTTTGTCCAGAATATAGTGTTACTGTCAAAGATTTTGAAGGTCCAGATTCGCGAACAGATATCCCAATCATACTTCAAGGTATATCATTTCAAGATGACTATGAAGGAGACTTTCAAGCTAGTCGCAGAACAATCATATATACTCTAGACTTTAGCCTGCGTGTTAAATTTAGTGGGCCGCTAGATCAACGTGCAAAGATCATCAAGGCCGTTGATGCTCACCTGTATCCACATATGAATATCAGCGCCAATGCTCGTCCTGAAGAATCAGTTCATGTGCAGTTGGGCGACATGGAAAATGATACAGTCGACAATTATACTGTATTAACTACATTTGGTTTTATAGAAGATCTTCCTCCAGTGTCTGATACATTGACTGGTCTGCAATGGCAAGTTGATCGCAATGTAGGCGGAAACCTTATCACAGATACTTTATCTGGACGTCAATTAAATTTTGTTGCACCCATAACATCGGCTGATACAAGTGAACTAACGCTGTCTACGCGATTTTTCAATAACTATGAAAATCAGGATCCTGAAGCCGCCAGTAAGTATGGTCCTGAAGGAGAAATTACCATTTACTTAAATTGGTTGGACAATCCACAATACGGTAAAACGCCTGGGTATGTTTCAAGTGAACCTGGAGATTATATCAAAGTATATGCTAACGGTGAACTGGTGCTGTCTAGTGAAGATGGTACCAACACGGTTAACCCAACACGTCAGTCTATAACAATAGCACCAAATCAAGAAGTCATTATAACATATCGCATATTGCAATCAAAAAGATCAATGATTGATGCTACCGTGAAAATTTCGTATGAAGAAGAATAAAGAAGATTTGATTGCGTCATTGAGTGCTAATCTGCCAGCGATCCCAAAAGAAGATGAAGTTGCACTTGTTAGTAATTCTCCTAGCAATGACGCAATCATCGCAGATAGCGAAGAAGACTATGAGTTCGCCAGATCGCATATTAAAAAACTAATAGATACTACTGATGAGGCTATTGGTACATTGCATAACTTAGCAACAGACGCTGAACATCCCCGTGCGTTTGAAGTGTTATCAGCAATGATTAAGACTGCTGCTGATATGAATAATCAACTGTTGGGACTGGCTAAAGATCGAAAGAAGATTGTTCAAGAACCTGTTCCTGGTGCTCAACCATCCACCGCAGGTGGTACGAATGTTACTAACAATTCTATCTTTGTTGGTACCACATCGGATTTGCAGAAGTTCCTTAAGTCGCGAGATGAATCGCTAATTGATATTTGACCATCCCTGCGGGAACCTTCGGTCGATCTTATTGATTGATTAATGTTTGTTTGGATTCGTCTAAATCAATTATACCATATGTTTTGAATCTTGTAAATAATAAAATGCATTATGACCACAGAAAATTCTTATAACGGCAACATTTACGTAAAGCGTGATGGTGTAGTTCAAAACTATACCGCGCACGAGCTCAACGAATATATGCGGTGCCGCGATGATGTTGCTTACTTTTGCGAAAATTATGTAAAGGTTATCAGTTTGGACAAAGGACTCGTTCCATTCAAGCTTCGTGGTTATCAAACCAAACTAGTGCAGCACTTCAATGATAACAAATTCAACATTGTTCTTGCATGCCGTCAAAGTGGTAAAAGTATAACGAGCGTGGCATGGTTGCTACATTATGTTATATTCAATCCTGAAAAGAAGATTGGGATGCTTGCTAACAAAGGAGCGACCGCTCGAGAAATGTTGGCACGTCTTACCTTGATGCTCGAAAACCTACCGTTCTTCTTACAGCCTGGATGCAAAGTCTTGAACAAAGGTAGCATCAAATTTTCAAACAATTCCGAAGTGCTGGCTGCTTCGACTAGTAGCAGTTCAATTCGTGGTCTTTCCTTGAACGTAGTATTCCTTGACGAATTTGCATTCGTACATAAAGCGGATGTATTTTATACAAGTACCTATCCTGTTATTACATCTGGTTCAGATACCAAAGTAATCATTACATCCACGCCAAATGGTGTTGGCAATATGTTTTATCGACTTTGGCAAGGTGCGATTCAAAGCGCTAATTCATTTAAACCATTCACAATCAAATGGTGGGAAGTTCCTGGTCGCGATGAAGCCTGGAAACAGCAGACCATTGAAAATACTAGCGAGCTACAGTTCCGCCAAGAATTTGAAGTGGACTTTATCGGTTCCAGCCAAACTCTGATTGCATCAGATACACTGTTGGGACTACAAGCACGTGCACCAATCAAAGAATGGCAAGATACGCGATATTATGTCGAACCTAAGCTCGGGCATACCTATATCATTACGGTGGATGTCAGCAAAGGCCGCGGGCAAGACTATAGTACATTCACGGTATTTGATATTACTGATACTACATTCCATACAGTATGCATATATCGCAGCAACATTGTGTCACCGCTAATGTTCCCAGAATATATCTTCCGTGGAGCACGAGCATATAACGAAGCACTCGTCATTATTGAAAACAACGATGCTGGTCAAGTTGTATGTAATGCAATGTATTATGATTATGAATATGATAATACATTTGTATCAAGCGCAGTTAAAAGTAATGGCATCGGCGTTACAATGTCAAAACGTGTTAAACGAATTGGTTGCAGCAACCTCAAGGATCTTATTGAACGCGGCCGCCTACAAGTATGTGATGCAGATGCTATAACTGAACTGTCTGCCTTTGAACCAAAGGGCGATAGTTATGCGGCGTCTGGTTCTATGCATGATGACTTGGTAATGAACATGGTGCTATTTGCATGGTTTGTTAGCACGGACGCATTTGCTGGAGTTAGCAATCATGTTCTCAAGGACTTGTTATATGCAGAAAAGATCCGCGAAATGGAGGAGGATATATCACCGTTTGGATATATCTCGTCGCATATTCGCGATAGCACTCCAGACAGTGCAATACATTATGAAAGACAGATACAGGAATTGCAAGAATGGAATATGCTATAAATAACCCATTTTATAAATAGAAACATTGACTGTACTCCTTATAATGTTTCATCATAAAATTAACAACTGAAAAATAAATCATATGGGATTTTTAGTATCACCGGGCGTCGAGGTTAACGAAATCGACATGACAAATTCAATACCAGCGCTGTCCACCTCTATTGGTGCATATGCTGGTCAATTCCGCTGGGGACCGATTGAGCAAATTACTACAATTGGATCCGAAACCGAACTCGCTAAAACATTTGGTGCTCCAAATGATAATGGTGAAAATGCACGTTCATATTTCACTGCAGCAAGTTTCCTACAATATGGATCTGCTCTAAAAGTAGTACGTGCATATGATCCGGCCGCAGAAAATGCATATTCCGATAGCGCATTAGCAGGCGGACCAATCAAGTCGTATGACGACTTCCACAATGCATCTCCAAGTGCTGGTTTTTATGCAAAGTACCCTGGTGCAATTGCTAACAACATACAAGTGATTCTTGTAACTGAAGCTAACGATAATGATTTGATTTACGGTGGATATTCAGGCGCTCAATCAACTGCATATTCCAAACTGTTGACATATTCTCCAAGTACAACCACATTTGCTAAAACTGTTAGCGGTGTCGATGTGCTCGATGAAGTTTCAGTGCTAATCATTGATGGCGATGGACAATTCAGCGGAACCAAAGGTAAGGTATTAGAAATCTTTGAAGGTTTAAGTTTTGCAACCAATGCAAAAACAACAGACGGTGCAAACAATTATATCGGTGATGTTCTTAATGATCGTTCACGATATGTATTTGCATCTGATATTGAAACATTGGTATTGCAAACGGCTAATACAACCATTACATCTGCAACCGTTCCATTCACATATAAAGCAAATGCTAAATTTGAATATACTTTAAGTCATGGTGATGACGGTGCGGTTAATGATAGCGATGTTGTAGTTGCTCTTGATTTATTTGGTGACGCCGAAACAGTTGATATTAGTTTCCTATTTGCACAAAATTTTGCAGAAGGCGATCAGGTACCAGTCGATGAAGCAGTCTTATCTATCAGCTATAGTCGTAAAGATGTTATTGGTTTTGTATCTGCTCCGTTGAGCCTAGCTACATCTAATATCTCCGATTCTCCTTCAGTTAAAGCTGGACTTGTAATTGCTAAGTTTGCTGAATATACTTCCACCAGTTATGCTGTATTTGACAGTACTCCAGTTCAAACATATAACAAGTACGCTGACCGTTATATATGGATTCCTGCATGCGGGCACATGGCTGGTTTATGTGCAAATGCTGACGCTGTTGCTGATCCATGGTTTAGCCCAGGTGGATATACACGTGGTCAATTGCGTGGCGTATCTAAGCTAGCGTTCAATCCAGCCGTAGCATTCAGAGACGAATTGTATAAGGCCCGCGTTAATCCGATTGTTAGCTTCCCAGGACAAGGTATTGTCTTGTATGGAGACAAGACTGCGTTAAGCAAGCCAAGTGCATTTGATCGTATCAATGTCCGTCGCTTGTTTATCGTTCTTGAAAAAGCAATTGCTACTTTCTCTAAGTTCCAATTGTTTGAATTGAACGACGAATTCACGCGTTCTGCATTCCGCGCTGCAGTTGAACCATATCTTCGCAATGTTCAAGCTCGCCGTGGCATTACCGATTTCCGTGTGATCTGCGACACTAGCAACAACACAGGTGATGTAATTGATGGTAACCGTTTCGTAGCTGATATTTACATCAAGCCTTCTCGTTCCATTAACTTCATTACTCTTAACTTCATTGCTACACGTAGCGGAGTTGAGTTTAAAGAATTGGTTGGTGGTTAATCAAGTACTGCTGTATAACATATATAAATAAATCTAACAAAGAAAGACATAATTAAATGGCAGGAATTAGTGATTTTAAAGGTAACCTAATCGGTGGAGGCGCTCGCCCTAACCTATTCAAGGTTTTTATTGGCTTCCCAAATATAGTTGGTGGTAATGACGAGTTGGCTTCATTTATGATTAAAGGTGCATCATTACCAGCAAGTGTGATTGCTCCTATTGAAGTTCCATTTCGTGGTCGCAAATTAAAGATCGCAGGCGATCGTACATTTGAACCATGGACTATAACAGTTCTAAACGATACTGGAATGGAAATCCGTCGTGCATTTGAAAAATGGATGGCGCGAATTAATCGCAATGAAAACAACACCTCGCTCTATTTACAAAATAATACATTGGACTACATGGTAGACATGCGTGTTATTCAACTAGATCGTTCAGGTGAGGAAGACCAAGGTACACATGGCTATAACATACGTGGTGCATTCCCAACTAACATTTCGGCAATCGAACTAAATTATGAAACCAATGATTCGATTGAAGAGTTCACAGTTGAACTCAACTATCAATATTGGGAAACTATAGATACCTTGAGTATCTAAAATTAAAGATATAACATTAAGGCGGACCAAGCAAAGGTGTTTGGTCCGCCTTAATAAATATAATTATGAAGCTATTTGGATTTGAAATTTCGCGTAAACTCGATGGTGCAAAAAATAAATCAGACGAGAGTGAAGGTACACTAAAGTCATTTGCCGCTCCTTATGGCAATGATGACGCAGCCATTATTTCGAGTTCATCTACGTCTGGATATTATGGGCAAGTATTAAACATTGATGGCGTTTCCTTTAACAATGAAAAGGATTTAATACTTAAGTATCGCGGTTCTAGTACACAGCCTGAATGCGATGCCGCTATTGCTGAAATTGTCAATGCTTCAATCATTAATGATAGCAATGGGCAACCGGTAAATGTTATTCTTGATGAGGTTGACCTATCAGATGCTATCAAGAAAAAGATTCATGAAGAATTTAGTCGCATATTAACGCTGTTAGACTTTAACTTTATGGGATCGGATATTTTCCGCCGCTGGTATATTGATGGCAGACTTTACTATCATAAAATAGTCGATCCTAAAAATCTTAAGGAAGGTATCAAAGAACTACGTATAGTTGATCCATTGCGCATCAAACGTGTTAAAGAAGTTACCACAAAAATTGACAAGGTAACTGGCTTTAAGACAGTTGATACAAGCGCAGAATATTTCCTTTACACTGATGATATTGGTTCTATTACCACATCTCAGTCACCACCCATGATGAGCAGCGGGCTTAAGATTGACCCGAATGCCATTACATATGTTCCATCCGGACTTACCGATGAAACTGGACGTATGACCATTTCGCATTTGCACAAGTCAGTTAAGTTGATTAACCAGTTGCGTATGATGGAAGACGCACTTGTTATCTATCGTATTTCGCGTGCACCTGAACGTCGTATTTTCTATATTGATATTGGTAACCTTCCAAAAGGTAAGGCCGAAGAATATGTTCAAGGCATCATGGCAAAATATCGCAATAAGTTGGTATATGATGCTAACACTGGCGAGATTAGCGATGACCGTAAGACTATGAGTATGCTTGAAGATTTTTGGTTGCCTCGCCGAGAAGGTGGTAAAGGTACCGAAATTACAACTCTTCCTGGTGGTCAAAACCTTTCTGAAATTGAAGATGTCGTCTTCTTTCAGAAGAAGCTAATGAAGAGCCTTAATGTTCCGTTGAATCGTCTTGAAAGTGAAGCAACATTTAACATTGGACGTGCATCTGAAATTTCACGAGAAGAAGTTAAATTCCAAAAGTTTATCAATCGTCTACGTAAAAAGTTTTCCATATTGTTTGTCGATATGTTAAAGACGCAGCTCGTTCTTAAAGGGATCATTACTCCTCAAGACTGGGATCCCATCAAGGAGAAGATGAATATCGACTATATAGAAGATAACTACTTTAGCGAACTGAAAGACTTTGAAATGCTTAAAGAACGCTTAAGCATGCTTGACGCATTGGGCGATAAAGTTGGTAAATATTACAGTGAAAAATGGGTTCGTTCCAACATTCTTAATCAAAGTGATGAGGACATTGAACGCATGGACACTGAGATTGCTGAAGAACAACCAGATGAAGAACCTCAGGATGGTGGTGATCAAGAACGGTCACCTGATGAAGAAGAAGGTGGTGAAGAAAACACCAATGCAGCAGAGTAACTATTATAAATAAAATTTATGAAT